TCACTCTGCCTTGTCCTCCCAGTGGGGTACTCCTTCCGTATCGAGGAATGTTTTCAGTGCCTCTCTGATGACTGTGGCTTTCTCGTGGTTCTTCCCGCAGTAAATGAGTAATCTGTCGTGGGTCTCGTCGTCAAGACGGACTTTTACATTATGTGATAACACGGTCTTTTCCTTGAGTGGCCGTCCTATTTTTGCCAAACTTCTGTACCTCCTATCTCTTGCCATTCCGCTGAATGCGTGATATAATATTTTAAGAGTGGGGAGCGGTGGCAAGCCCGCCCTCCCTTACTCGTGCCTTGCCGACTATTTAGTCGGCTTTTTTGTTGTCATTCGGAAATTCGATACCAAGAATCTCCATTAAGTTTCTGTATGCTTCCAGTTCCGAGCTACCTCTCTGAGCTTCCTTGATAAGGTATCTCTGCATTTCTTCCTTTGTCATTTCCTCCATGAAGTCCTCCTTTCCGACCCTTGCCTGCCTTACTCGTCTTGGTTTCCCTTGACTGTAATTATATTATACTCTTTTGGGTTCCGAAACCCAACCATTTCCGAGAATTTTTTTCAACTTTTTTTCAGTCAAAAATTGTATTCATGTCAATGCGTTGTCTCCGCAGTACAAAGGCTCTGGCGACAAGCTCCACGGTATCTGCGTCCAGTTTCTCGATAATGTCCGACGGCTTGTATCCGTCGAAGAAACCGCCGTTGTAAAAGTTCCCGGCCAGCTCGACAATAAGCCTCTCGCCACTGGATAGGTTCATTTCAAGCATTTCCGAATAGTCCGCCCAGCCGTTGTGAATGTGTTCCTTTACCCGGTCATACAGGCCCGGAACCGCCGTGATAAGAAAGAGGCTCGCCCCGAAGTACGGGTTCGCTGTATCGTCGTCCCGGTGTGCGTCTGCCCGGTAGATTGCTGCCGCCCACTCCTCTGCGTGGGTGCCGTTTCTGAAAATCATACTTTGTCCTCCTCCCAAGATATCGGCATGAACATGGTCTCTCCTCTGAGTTGTTCCTTTACATAGACAAAAACGCCTTTCCCCATGTCTCCCAGAAGGCCGTAAACTTTCCAGCCACACGCCTTACATTCATAAGGGTTCGGACTTTCTTTTCCGCAGGACGGGCAACGGAACTTCATTTCTCCGATAGCCTCTTTCAACTCAAGTATCGTTCCGAATACCCTCACTTTCCCTGCTTTGATTTCCGGCTGGTTACAGTCCTGATAGTAGTTCATGTACCAATAGTTTCTGTCGGTCTCCCAGCCGTCAAGAACATCCTCCCAGTTCAGCCCGATAGCCTCCCCATAGGCTTTGGCTCTGTCGATAACCCACTTGAACTTATCGCAATACTTATGGGAGCACTTTCCTCCGCAGGCCACACACCCCTCCGGGTGCATGGTTCCGCCGTCCTTTACACAATCCTTGTCAACCGCTGCTTTCAGCTTGTCATATCCTGCGCTCATACCGTCGCCTCCTCTCCTAGTCTCTTTGTCGGGTCAAACTCCGTCCCCTCCTCAAAACCTCTGTAATACTCGCTGCCCTGTAAATGTTTCTGCGCCCGGCTCTGGAACTGCTCATGTCCCAAATGCTGCGAAGCCTCCTCGACTTCTTTCGGCATAGCCAGAACCAATCCCCAGCCCTGCTCATTTTCTTCCTGCTGCTTTCTGAATGCCTCCGAAACTCCGGCGGCAAATCCATAGCCGTAGCTGTTGCAGAGCCTCTTTACATAGTCGCTGTAATAGCAGGCATTCTCTTTCTTGATGTTCTTAATCTCCGAGAGGGCGCAATCGACGGCGTATTTGAAAACTGCGACGCATATCTCTACGTCGTCCTCAAGGCCGATAAACCCGATACAGTTCGTCTGTTCTCCGTACCTGCGGTATCTGTACCCTTTGCAGCAATAGTTCTCTCCGATAATCGCCGAGAGGCTTACTATCCACGGGTCTCTCCTCTTGCTGCAGGTGATGTCGGTTCTCACGTCCTTTACCTGCTGCTTCTCAACATCTTTCAGCTCCGCCTCCGTGAGCTTATGCTCCGCCATGAGCTGGCGGGCTTTCAGAAGTGCCGCCCGTGCCTCATGCTCATTCGGGCTTTCTGCCAACGCCAGCAACTTTCTAATCTTCTCTTTGTAGTCCTTATCCATTTGTTCTTGCCTCCTTAATGCGCCTCTCAAGGCTCGTTTCCGCCTCTACCCGGTTAGTTGTCTCCCCGGCGTAACAATACCCGGCAAATCGCCACTGAGAGGACGAGAGACGTACAAACGTCGTATAGGTTGCTCTGTATCTGTTCTTATCGTCCGGCACATGGTTGTACGCCTCGCCTGCCTGCGCACACGAACTACTCATAGAAACCGGCGGTACGCAGTTCATAAAATAGTCCACCATTGCCTCGTCCACGGTATCTCCCGGCTTGCAGTAGTCCTCGAATGTCGGGAGGCTACTTTCCTGCCAGCCCTCGTAGGTCTTTACAGGGTAGCGGGAGGCGATTGCCTCTCGCTGCTTCTGGATAAACTCAAGCACCTGTACCAGCTCCTCGCCTTTCAGCTCGTAATCGTCCCCAATCCCGCACGGGAACGCCTTAATACCGCTCGTGAGTGAATATACCCCGATTACGCAGGTGGTGTAATACTGGCCGTGCTTGTGGATTTCTCCCTCTACGGCCTCCTGCATGGCCCGACTCTCCTTGTAATATTTGAGATTTTGCAGCATACCTTATTCCTCCTCCATTTCCTTTAACTTCTCAATAACTCTGTTGAACGCCCACTTGCCGTTTGCGGTAATTTGACGCTGCCATGCTCCCTGCGACGGAGCCCACTTGAAGCCGTTGGATTTCAGCAAGGTACGGACATCTGCATCTGGCTTTCCGTCGAAGATAATCTGGTATCGCATGGTCTCCGTGTTCTCCACCGCCTTAAAGGTCTTGAACTCCTGCTCCGAGGTTCCTCTCTCTTTGGCCGCCTTGAGGCTCTTAATACGCCCCTCGATACGGTGGATATTCGCATTGTTGTTCGTGAGTTCATAGCTCGCATAACCCAATCTGTTACAGAAATCCGGGGTGCGCAGCTTCTTGATTTCCTCCTCGCTGAAACCAAGCTCTCTCAGCCTGTCGTCGCCTGCCTCTGTATCTTTCAAGCGGATAGCCTTATTCGCCGCTTTCATAAGTTCCTGCAGGTTCTTCAAATCTTCCAGTTTCTCCTCCAACTTCTCGATTGCCCTCTCGTCGTCGGACTTGATGATTTCCTTGCCGTAGAGAATACCCTCAATCTTTCTGAGAATACTCTGAATGTCGTTGTAGAACTGGTGGTTACGCTCCCATGCTGCGACCTGTCTCTCTTTCTTTTTAGTCGGGAAGTTACCGGCTCCACTGATAAGAACCGACGGACACATCATGCCGATACTGCTGTCCTTGTTGTAATACTCCGCCATTTTCTTTGCGTAGCGTTCCGCCAGTCGGTAGGCTCTCTCTGCCTCTGCCGGTCTTTTATCTGCAACCTTATCCGCCAGCTCATACGCCTTGTCAACCTCGCTGCGGTATGCGCTTGTGGTGCTGCCCTCGGAATAGTCTCTCATAGACATCATGTTGTGCGCCGTTCTTGCGCTGCTCTCATTGATAGGGAAATATTTTCTTTCGCTCATTGTTTTTTGTCCTCCATTTTGAAAATTTGTATCTAAGGGAGTGATTACCAGTCCTCCTCGTCCTCGTAATCTTCCTCCTCATATTCTTCCTCGTCGTCCTCGTAGTCGTCGTCTACGTCCTCTGCCTCGTCCTTATAGTCCCACATATCCTCGCTATTCGGCTGTCCTTTCAGCTCCGGGTGTAAATCAAGGAACGCCAAGACTTCCACATTAAGGGTCTGTAATCGCTTCTCGTAAATGTCATCCGGGAGGAAATCTCCCCACATATCCGATATAGCCCTCTCAACCCTGCTTCCGGCTTTCTCCGCAAGATATCTCGCTGCCGGGTTGCAGGTCTCTTTCCCATATCCAACGCCGACCATGTCTCCATCATTGAACCAGCGATAGCCAATCCTGCAAACCGCTCTGATAATTTCTCCGGCGACGGTATCTGCTTTCCCGGAGGCCGGTACAAGCTCCTCAAACAGAGCGTCGATTTTATTTGTGATTTCCTCTTTGTTCTCCTTTGCCGGAACCAGCTCATAGTCTGCAGCCTCGCTCTCTGTAAGCTCCTCCGAGTAGTCGATGTAGCCCCATGCCTCCCGGCCAATCTCCTCGCAGAATGTTTTCTCGTCGAAGTTCTCAATCTCCTGTGCTGCTGCCTTTTTCGGGTAGCTGCCCGGCATTACCGGGCGCATAATGCTGTAATATCTCATGTTTTGCCTCCTATTCTCCGATGTAGAACCAATCCTCGTAACCGTCCTCATATACTGTCACGTCGTGATACGGTTCTGTTCGTGCGCCAACAATTTTTCCGTGAAGCTGCTCAAGGCGAGACAGCTTACTTGACGGAATGATTTCCTCATTGCAAATACCTAAGAAAATATCAATATCATCGGCTCCCTGCGCTCTTGCCTGTTTTTCTGTTATCATTTTGCCTCCTGCCGGGGTATCTGCGCCCCGGCTCGCTTGTTTTGTGGCCCATTTCGGGTCATTTAAGGGTAAAATTTAAGCCATAATGTCAAGAACTCTCTGGATAAGTGCTTTGCTATCTTCCATGCGTTTCTTGCTGTTTCGGTTATCCTGCACTGCCTGTCTAAACTCCGGGGTGTCCGGGCTGTCAGCAAGCTCTACAATTCTCTGAGCTGATTCGTCAGCCAGTCTTGTGGCCTCTGTCTGGTAATGATAAAGGATTGCCTTGATTGCTCCGCCCTCTGCTGTTGAGAGAACTTTCTGCTCAAGTCCTGCGATAGTTGTCTCTGCTGCCTCGAAATCTGCTGCGGTGTCCTCGTACATTTTCTTGTACTTTCCGGCTTCCATTTCAGCGTGTTCCGCTCTCTGCTTCATGCTGCAAGCAAAGTCATTCTCGATGTTCTCCTCTGCTACCTCGAAACAACCCTCAAAGGCCATTCCGATATAACTATTCTCGCCCAGTTCCTCAACGATTTTCTTAATTCTTGCCAATGCCTTGCGTTCCTGCTCTTTTGTTGCTGCCATATTCCCATACCTCCGTGACCCGTTTTGGGTAATTGTCTTTGTTGTTTCCTTGACTGTGACCTCATTATAGCCCCTATATGGGGCAAAGTCAACCAAATCAGAGAAATAATACCCCATAATGGGACATTTGTTGACTATGCTGTATTTTAGGTTCCGAAATTGTGGACTTTTAACTGATGTGCTGTAAAAGGGCAAAAAAATAAAGCCCCTCCCACAGATTTCTCCATGAGAGGGGCTTTCCCGACGCTTTGGTGGAATATCACGCCGGGGAACATAAATCATAAATTCGCAAATTCTCGATATTTAAACCGTCACTCTGCTGCCGGTGCTTTTGCCTCTGCGTCAATCTGACTAATGGCCGTCTGAATGACTGAGGCTGCGGTTGCTGCCGCCGTAGAAGCTGCTACCGCCGTTGTGTCCGTGGTACTTTCCATGACCGAAGTGATAGGAACGCCGGTTGAGAGCTTCTGCTTGCGTACCTCCGCCTCAATTTTGTTGGAAAGGTATTCTTTGAGGTCTCCGTATGCACTCTCGATAAACTTTGTGGCCGCCGGTGTGAGGGAGGCGAT